TTTGTATGCCCTGAATGTGGTGGAAAGGTAAATTTATGATGCAATGGTTTTATAATTGGTTAGATAGAAAAATTAGTAATAGCAGGCAGAATCAGTTGTCTGTTGAAAAAGATGTAATGGTATCAACTAGAACTATTGATAGTTCTGGTATGAATTTTACAGTATACCGTGCCAACGGTGGACATATTATTGAAACAAGAAAATATGATAGAAAGCGTGACAGTAATGATCACAGCCTGCATATTATAACCGATGACAAAGATTTAGGCGAAGAAATCGGCAAAATTATTACTTTTGAAAACTTAAGGAGTTAATATGTATTCTACAACAATAGATAGTTCTTATAGAACTGCTGCTCAAATTAATGAATCTATGGGTCGTGTTTACGGCTACATGGGTCTTGCTACATTAGTAAGCATGTTAGTGAGTTATTTTGTGGGTGTTAATCCAACACTACTACAATTTTTCTTTACTGGTATAATGAAATGGATAGTAATTTTTGCACCACTGGTTGCAGTATTTGCTATCACTATTGCATTAAATAGTAACCCTCCTAAAGAAATTGCTATGGCAATGTTGTTGGGATTTGCTAGTTTAATGGGATTAAGTTTTGCAGTTATCTTTGCTGTATATACGATGACTAGCATTGTTAGTGCATTTATGGGTGCAGGAGTGTTGTTTGGCACAATGAGCATTTATGGATACTTTACTAAACAAAGTCTAGACAGTCTGGGTAAATTTATGTTTGTGGGCTTGATTGCAATCGTAATTGCCAGTATAATCAATATCTTTGTAGGCAGTACAGTTATGCAAATGGTAATCTCAGCACTTGCTATCATTATCTTTTTGGGGCTTACTGCATATGATACACAAAAAATTCGTGAAGAATTAATGGAGTCTGGAGATACTTCTATTAAAGAAATTTCAGGTGCATTGACATTGTACTTAGATTTCATTAATATCTTCTTGTCATTGTTGCAACTATTTGGTGATAAAAAAGAATGAAGAATCAACTTTGGGTAGAAAAACATAGGCCTAAATCTATAACAGACTATGTATTCGTAGATGAAAGACAAAAGCAGCAAGTTGAAGGATGGATTGCTGAAGGTTCTATCCCACACTTGTTGTTAAGTGGAGATCCCGGTACAGGAAAAACTACATTAGCAAAAGTGTTAATTAATGAGCTTGGTATTGATTCATATGATGTTATGGAGATCAATGCATCAAGAGAAAATGGTGTTCATATAGTTCGTGACAAAATCAATAGTTTTGCACAAACAATGCCATTTGGTAAATTTAAGATTATCTTACTTGATGAAGCTGACTATACATCCCCTGAATTTCAAGCAGCATTGCGTAATGATATGGAGGCTTATTCACTAACAGTTAGATTTATTTTAACTTGTAATTATGAGCATAAGATTATCCCAGCACTAAGAGAAAGTCGCTGCCATAAATTTCATATTGCAAAACCAGATCGAACAGAATTCACTGCTCGGGCTGCAACTGTATTAGTAACTGAAAATGTAGAATTTGATTTAGACACATTGGATAATTATGTCAGAGCAAGTTATCCTGATTTGAGAAAATGTTTAAATCAATTGCAAGTAAATAGCACAACTGGTAAGCTGTTATCTGCACAAGCACAGGGTAATAGTGAACATGAATTATTGCTTGAAGCTACTACTATGTTTAAGGCTAATAAAATCTTAGAAGGTAGACAGCAATTGATGCAGTATATTTCTTTGTATCCTACTAGGATCGAAGACACATATAAATGGATGTTTGACAATTTAGACTTGTGGGGCAAAACTCAGGAACAAAAAGACGCTGCAATTATTGCAATTAGAAATGGTTTATCTACATTACCATTAGTAGGTATCCCCGAAATCAGTCTAGCAGCAACACTGTGCGAACTTACTAGTTTGTAATTATTTAGGAGAATTATTTTGAGATATTTATTGATTCAATATTTGAGAAAACCAGGTGGACAAATCGATGAGCAGGTGTCCGTTTCTAAAAAAATAAAAACAACTGACTTACAAACATGTAATGTTATCATGGATTATGAAACTAAAAAAATAGAAAAATGTATAATTGAAGGCAAAAAAGTTGACACCGACTGGAACAGAATGAATGAATATTATAAAAATGTATATCCTGGTTTGATTGATCAGTTAGAAAAAAATAATACTATTAAATAAAAAGGGGCTTAAAGCCCCTTTTTTACCTGTATAAATTAAGAATGTGAGAAATAATTTCGTGTCTTTGAATATCAGTTGTTTCAAATTTACATAATTGTAATCCCGGTATTGATTCTCTATTTAATCGATGCATCAAGTCTAGCAGTCCATTGTCGGCTGTTTTTCTATCTGCTTGATCAGTGTCACCGGTAATTACTATTTTACTACCTACACCAATTCTAGTCATTATCATTTTTAGTTGACCAGGTGTAGCATTTTGCGCCTCATCTAATACTATCCAGCTGTGTTTGAAATTTCTACCTCGGCAAAATGCTAGGGGCGTAATTTCTACTATTTGTTCTTCTAACATTCGGGTAATTTCCTTAGCCATATAGTACTCTCTGAGAACATCCAATAATGGTCTAGTCCATGGCTCCATTTTTTGATTAATGTCACCGGGTAAAAAACCATGTTGTTCATCTTCTACACCTATTGCAGGTCTTGTAAGAATGATTCTATCACAATCTCCCGCTTTCAATGCTTTGATAGCTGCTTGCATGGCTAAGTATGTTTTTCCAGTACCAGCAGGGCCAGATACAACCACAATGTCAGTATTTTCATCTAACAGAGCAGATATATATTGCTGTTGGTTTTCTGTTTTTGCGTGAAGATGTATAGGCCTTTTATCAAGTTTAGGTGTTCTTTGGGCTTGATAAAAATCTATTGTTTTTGATTCATTTTGATAGAATGTTTGATCTGATGAGAATTTTTGTGACTGTGTGAAACGAGGATCTTGTTGTTTTCGTAAGGCGCTTGTTTTTCTTTTGCTCAAGTTTAATTCTCCTTTAATAGAGCTTGAGTTCTCATAAAACTCAATAATATTTAAGACTCTTGACTTTAAGTAAAGTAGTAGTGTTTTTTCACATGATTATTGCATAAATATTAGGCTAAGGGTATAGTTTTTCAAATATCATAATATTCAATTATATTGATAAATACTCTATCATGACAGATATTTTAACAGCCGACAAATTTTTCAAAGATGTTGATTATGTGAGCATCATTGATACAGTCAAGGGTATTTTTACAAGCGACGGATCAATGGCCGTTCTTTTAGATTTTGAGCGAGTATTGGATGAGGCTGATCTTTATGCGTTTAAAAATTGGGAACTGGGCGAACTAGTTCAAGGTCCTATTATCAAAAAATACTCAGTTAATTGTATTTTTATGTGGCCTTATAAATTAATGCCTAATCCAAAGGGAGCTAAAAGATTAATATCTCTTGGGTGCAAATTAAAATTCAAGAAAACTAAAATTCGTGTACCGATTGAGATTAAAAATTACGAAGATTATGTTCCGGGCACTCGCTATCCCAAAATGATTAAAAGATCAGTTTGGTTAGTTTTAATTGAAATGCCAAAAGAATTAATGAATGAGATTCGTGAAGGTTCTATTGATTTAGCTGGACAAACAGTTGATTTACAAGAGTTAGATGATTCATATGATGACGATTTAGATCAAGGTGATTTAAAAGATCAAACAGATGATGAAGCAGAAGTTCAACAACCGGGAATGGCTGGAAACACTGAACCAATCGAAACAACTTAAATAGTATATCATGTCGAAAAAAATTATTAATGAAGGGTTAGACTTTCACGACTTCGTGGGTCAAATAGAACCATATGTTAGTGTAGATGAATATTCTGCAAAAATAGGGGAAGACAGCGAAATTGTTACTTTAGCATTCACTGTGTCTAGTGAGCAAGCAGGAATTGATTTAGCTGATTGGTTTGAAAAAGGTTACGATTTTGTACTAGATGCCCAAGTTAGTGAGGGTGAAGATGACGAAGGTAAATTTTTAGTATTCGTTGAAATGGATCGTAGGTCTAAAGTTCCTAGTAGAATTATTGAATTGTTAGATGATTTAGAAACATTAACCGCTTTACCAGTGACTGATTGGAGTATCATTGTGGATGACAAAGAATATGCCCCTGAAGAAAAATCTTTAAAACAAGCAATTATTTGTTCACCCCATGAATATCGTATGAAAATTGAGCGAGAAGAAGATTTAAATGAAATGCGTGAAATTGCAGGTTTACCAACTAAAGCAATATTTAAGAATCACGACAAAGAATTAAAAACATTTAAAAATTTAGCAGGTTTATAAAATGGCACAAACAATATTACCCAAAAAATCAGGATTTGAAAATCCAATGGCATTAGATGATGAGCATCACGATAAATTAGCAGCCGACTCTAGCATACCCCAATTTCCTCAAGGTAGCTCATTTGGAGATTTAAATGCAACAACCAACTCAACAGCCGGGTCTTCAACATTTGGCTCACCTTCGTCAGGTGGAAACGGTTCCTCTTTCCCAGGTTATGGTGCAGTACCCTCAAGCACAAATAGTTTCGGGTCACAACCACAGCCACAACTCAATCTTACACAAGCAGGATCAAATGCCGCACAAGGGGCAGATGTACTAGTAGCAAATGACAATAGTGACTGGATCAACAAAAAATGGCGTCCAGTTATGGGTTGGTCATATATGCTTACATGTATCACTGATTTTGTTATATTCCCTGTACTATGGTCATTATTACAAGCTTTAAGTAAAGGTCAAGTAACAAGTCAATGGCAACCATTGACATTACAAGGTGCTGGATTATACCACATTGCTATGGGCGCAGTTCTTGGTATTGCAGCATATGGTAGAACTAAAGAAAAAATAGAGGGCGCTACCAAGAATTAACTATTGACAATCTAACACTCTGTTGATATAATTAATGAATGGACCACTATCAAACATTAGGCGTAGATAAAAACGCTACGCCAGAAGAAATTAAAAGAGCATACAGAAAATTAGCAAGTAGTAATCACCCAGACAAGGGTGGTGATACTGCTGTTTTTCAAAAAATCCAAAACGCATATGATGTGTTAAGCGATCCGCAAAAACGGGAACAATATGACAGTCCGGGAGTTCAAGGATTTTCAGGATTTAATGGCCCCGGTGGATTTCACTTTAATGTCAATGGTATGGATATGGGTGACATTTTCAGTCAATTTTTTGGCGGACAAGGCCCTGGACGACAACGACAACAAAAACCTATTTTTAGAACCGTTGTTGCTATCACAATACAGCAATCATATTTTGGTTCCCAGCAAATATTAAATTTGCATACTCAACAGGGCCCAGTAAGTGCTACCATAAATATACCTAAAGGTGTAGATAACGGCAATCAAATAAGATATGACAATCTCATCGACGGTGCGTCACTCATAGTTGAATTTAGAGTTCATACTGATTTCAAATATGAAAGACAGGGACAAGACTTGTACTCCCCTCAAAAGATAAGTGTGTTAGATTTAATCGTAGGTACTAAAATCGAATTTGTTTCTATTTCTGGAAAAACATTTGAAGTCATTGTTCCACCTAACACACAACCATTCATGCAACTAAAAATCGCAGGTCAAGGTATGCCCATTCCGAATACTGATCAGTACGGGGACCAAATACTCTTGCTAAAACCCTTTATACCTGATAAAATAGATAATAGAATAATCGATAGTATTTCGATGTATAGAAATTAATTTAATATTTTAAAGGAATTATAGAATGCAAAATTCACCTGAGATTGAAAACATTATCGAAAAAGCTATTGGGTTTGCCAAAGAAAGAAAGCATCAATATTGTACAGTAGAACACTTATTGATGGCATTAATTTCTCATCCCCCATTTAAAAAGTGTTTGGATCAATTTGGTGCAGAAACTGAAGCAATGATTCAAGAGGTAGCTAATTATCTAGATAGTCTACATGCAATTGTAGTTACAGAAGAAGACTATCAACCAAAACGAACAACATCACTTGAACGAGTTATAAACCGTAGTGTTACACAGGTTTTATTTACTGGTCGTAGGCATGTTACTACGATTGATTTATATCTAAGTATTGCTGCTGAGGGTAATAGTCATGCACACTACTACCTGCTAAAATATGGCATCAATAAAAATGAATTCATTGTGTTTTGGCAGAAACATTACAAAAATGATGATTTTGCTCATACACTATCTAGTGATCAGGCTGATGAAATCCTTGAAGAATATACTATCAATCTTACTAGTTTGGCTAAACAAGGAAAAATTGAACCATTGATCGGTAGAACACAAGAACTAGAAGATATTATTAATGTTCTTGCTAAGAAATTTAAATCCAATGTATTAATGGTTGGTGATCCAGGTGTTGGTAAAACAGCAATTGCTGAAGGATTGGCACAAAAGATTAATGACGGAGAAGTTCCTGAATTCTTAAAAAATCATGAGCTTTTTAGTTTAGAAGTAGGTAGTTTACTTGCTGGTAGTAAATATCGAGGCGACTTTGAAGAAAAAATAAAAGCTGTCTTTGATGCATTGGTTATCAAAAAGAATGCGATCTTGTTCATTGACGAGGCACACACCATGCAAGGTAGTGGCAGTTCAAACAACAGTAGTTTAGATTTTGCTAACATGATTAAACCTGCAATTACTAAAGGTAATTTAAAGGTAATAGCAAGTACTACTTGGGAAGAATTCTATGATAGCTTTGAAAAAGATCGGGCATTGATGCGTCGATTCTATCGTGTCTCCATTGATGAGCCAAGCTACGATAGCACTATTAAAATTCTAAATGGGTTGAGTGCTAGATTGAATGAGTTCCATAATGTAGAAATCACAGAAGAAGCTGTAAAGGCAGCAGTTGATAGTTCTGCTAGATATATTAATGATAGAAAAAACCCAGATAAGTCTATTGACCTATTAGATGCTGCATGTGCAAAACAAAGAGTTGCAAATAACATCGGTGCTATCATCACCAAAGAACTTATTTTTGAACAAGTTGAAAAGTTTACAGGAGTTCCTGCTGATAAACTCAAAGGTGATAATTTGGATCTTATTAGTAATCTTGAAGTCAACATCAAAGGTAAACTTTACGGTCAAGATGAAACTGTCCAGCAAGTCTTAGATCGTGTTTATGTGAGTTTTGTTGGCATCGGTAATGAAACAAAGCCACAAGCAAGTTTCTTGTTTTTGGGACCAACTGGTACAGGTAAAACAGAATTAGCTAAGTTGCTAAGTAAAAATCTTGACATGCCCTTGTTAAAATATGATATGAGTGAGTATAGCGAAAAACACTCAGTATCTAGTTTGATTGGACCTCCCCCTGGATATGTAGGATTCAATGATAGCCAAGTTAGTGGTGGTCGTTTAATTAGTGACTTGAGCAAAAATGCACATGCAATTATGTTATTTGATGAGGTAGAAAAGGCACACCCTGATATCTTCAATATCTTTTTGCAAATGCTTGATGAAGGTCGTATCACTGGTAGTAATGGTAAAGAAGTATCATGTAAAAATGCTATCATCATTATGACTAGTAACTTGGGCAGCAGTAACAGTGAACGCAATACTATTGGTTTTGGTAATCAAGAGAAAACAGGCGAAGATGATAAGGCATTGAAAGAATTCTTTAAACCAGAATTTCGAAATCGTATTGATTTAGTGTGTAAGTTCAATAAGTTGGATACTCTTGCAATTAAGAAAATCGTGGTAAAGTTTACTGAAGAACTTAAAAAAGTGTTAGTAGATAAACATAATATTTCATTGAATCTTTCTGAACCCGTGATTGAATATCTAGCAGAAAAGGGCTATGATAGTAAAATGGGAGCTAGACCACTCGCACGAAAAATTGATGAAATCATTAGAGTGCCATTGTCTAAGAAAATCTTGTTTGAGCGAATTAAAAATGCTAACATAACTGCTTTATTAAAAGACAATGAAATCGTTTTTGATATTTCACAAAAATTAACAGCTAGGATAAATGATAATGGGATTATTGAAGTCAGTTGATACAGTTCCTGGTATCGACTTTTATGAATACCGAGATTTTGATTACTATAACAAATATGAATACCGTGTAAAATTTACTTTACCGGGAGTTAGATATTGTTATTATACCCCCACAGTTGAATCTTTCATGGAAAGATATAAATTAACTTCTGGGTATAGATCCATACGCAAAGAAGATAAACCTAGTGTTGACAAACATTTAGAAGCAATAAAATCTTTTATTGTATGGAGAAATCTCAACAAAAAAGATAAACAAATAACTGTTAGAATAGAGTTTAATTCAGCTTCGATTTTTAGCAATGATTTATCTTTACTAAAAACAATAGAAAATATTGATCCTAATTTATCATATGAATATACGCAAGTTAAAAAATCTCAATTTCAGGGTGTAAAATATTTTGTAAAAAAACCTAAATATTCCTATAGAATTTATTTAAAATCAAAACTGATTTCAAAAGATTTTACAAAAGATTTTTCTGCATTATTACAGCAAACCAAAGAGTTACAACCTAGCTCGGCATTAAAACGCTGGATATTGGGGAGTTCAATTAATCCAAATAGTTGGAAATATAGATATCTCAGTTCCAGCTATTTTGTCGAGTATAACCAAGAAAGTACAATAAGCTATCTAGCACTAATGCACGGGGAAGTATTAGGAAGACGGTACAAATTAGAAAAGCGACCATAACCATCATAAAATGATAAATACTCTAATAAATGGAGTATTTTCATGGCCAAGATAGTTGAGGACATTGTTGTATTAAAATTTAGTAAAATAATTAAAGATTCTGATGCAGACCCTACATCAGCAGCATCAAACGATACCATAGCGGCACTAGAACAAGTCGCACAAGAATTAGTAGGTGATTCAGTAATTGTTGAGGTCACAAGAGCATAATGAGCCAAACAACTACATTAATCTTGTTACCACAAACAGCCTATCTAAATCCAGGTAATGGTGCTAGTTACACTGTTGTTGGAAATACACAACCTGCTGCTGCCTATTATTTAGGCAATCAAGACTTACAAACAGTAAACATAAGCTTAACTAATGTTACTGGAAATATTGTCATTGAGGCAAGCTTAGCCACAACACCTTCCAATACAGATTGGTTCAAGGTTTATGAACTAGTAGCCAATGCAAATGCTGCAAGTAATTCTGCACCAAAAATTGCAAGCAATTCATCTTCATATACCAATGTTGAAGGTAACTTTGTTTATATGAGAGCTAAAGTTACTGATTTTAAAGGTGGAACTATTAATTTTACTAAACTGAGTTATTAATATGAATATATTAAACGAAGGTGGAAATGTTGTCCCTAACGCAGTTCCTATCAAAAGAGAAAACTTTAGTACTGCTACTAAAAATCTACAAAAGTTATTACCAATTGGTATGAACTTATATCCAATTGGTAGTGCAGGTAAAAAAGAAATTTCAAGCGATATTGATGCATTGATAGATGCTGGTGAATTAATGAAGGCATTTCCTGCTAAAGAATTAAAATTAAGTCGCAAGGCACTAGAAGATTATTTCAAAGAAAAAGGATTATTTGCTGCAAGAACAGGTGTAAGTGTTCATGTGGGTGTGCCTACAGGAAACAATGATGAAATAGTTCAAGTAGACTTAATGGCTGTAGAAAATGCGGCAGATGTAGTACCATTACATACTCATGATTATACTGATACTACTATGAAAGGTGGCACACTTCATGCAATGTGGGCAGATTTAGCCAACATGAGTTCTATCCCAGGACATAATAGTTTAATGATGAGTCCATATAAAGGATTAGTTGATAGAGAAACCAAAGAGCTTATTACTAGCAATAAGGATAAAATTGCTAAAGTTATCATTGGACCTAGTGCTAGTGCAGATGATATGGGCAATCCAACAAAAATGTTAAAAGCATTAGAAAAGTATCCTGAGAAATATAAAGCAATAAAAGAAAAGTATTTCGGTACACCCTCTATTCAAGAATGGTTCAGAAGAACATTGGATATACTAAAATGAAAATAACACATTTACTTTCTGAAGCAGCTAATCCTAAAATAGGAAGAAAATATCAACATATTGAAGACTTGGTATTGAGTGACGGTAGCCATGGTGCAATGCATGCCATTGAACGACTAAAGCATATGGGTGAAGAAGGTGGAAGCATCGAACTTAAATGGGATGGAATGCCTGTAGTATATTGGGGCCGTGACGAGCAGGGTAATTTCAGTATGATTCCAAAAAATGCTTGGCAATACTTAAAAAGCGGCAAGACTACAACTAGCAGCGGCGCACCTACAGTAATGCGCAGTCCTGAAGATATAAAAGCATTTGTATTAGGTACAGGATCAGGTGACCCAGAAGTAAGAAAACAATTTGCAAATCAATTTGCAAGTTTATGGCCATATTTTGAAAAGATTAGTCCTGAAAAGGGTTATTTAGAAGGTGGACTATTATTTTATCCAGGCAATAAACCTGATGGACAATCAGCAATGCCTGTGTTAAATAAAGAAACTAATACATATGATTTTCAACCTAACATAACAACTTTTCATATTCCCGTCGATAGTGATTTGGGTAAAAAGATTGCAAAGTCTAAAGTAATGGTTGCTGCTACAGGTTACTATCCTTCATTGGGTTCTAGTGATGAGCAACGATTTCCTGATGCTGAAAAATTAAGTGTTCCTGGAGTTATCGTACAAGGCACTACTTATGTACAAGAACCTCAACAAATCGATTTAAAAACACTAGACAATTTAGAAAGATTTGTACAAACTAATAGTAAATTAATTGATAACTATCTAACTCCTAAACCAGGATTAAGTAATCCAGG